CGTGAATTCCTGACATCAGGACGTCAATTTAGTAGCAGGGGTATGCGGTACAAGTATACTAGCGAAGTCGAGGCAAACACCATTTATGATTTNTGGCTGGCTTGGGGCATTACGCCTGAGCAGCAAGGAATCCTCGAAGCACATTTCCGCAGAACCGATTTATTAGAATTTAAACCATGTGGCGAAGTACCAATGGATAGAACAAATACGGTTGTGCTGCCCTATTAGGGACTCGCAGTTATAAAACTATGAACCAGATTACACGAGCACGAGCACCACGACGCAATGCGCGCCGTGGCCAAAACACTTCAGAATCGAACATTCTTACAGGCGGTAGCCGAGACTACAAACCAGAATATATGACGATTGCAGCAACTGCTGCTAACAATACGTCAGCTACTACCGCTTGTCCTTTACCTGTAATGAGAAACTTTTCTTCGTCTAACGGAGCTAAGGCTCAAGTCATTGAAGCATTGAAATTCATCGTTGAACTGCCACAACTGTTCTCCACTGCCGCTGCATATTCAGATGTACGCGTGCACCTATCAACGAAGAATCATGGGACGACCGCTACCACTCTTGCGGACCCCGATACATTTGTCTCGCTTGGCAAACATTCCGTTTTCACCACGTCTGGTGCAGCAACTACTGACACGACTGTCGTATTTGACTTCACTGATGGTATGGGTAACGGAATTTTACTTGCCACGGATAATGTTTATGCACAATTGACCAATGTTGCCACTGGCCAGACCATTACTGCTGCTTGCAAACTTTTCTACCGTATCTACAGCGCTTCGGTGACTGAGTACGTTGGAATCGTTCAATCTCAGCAGTAAATATAAAATGATATATCCTTATACGAAGACAGCACTACGAGTGACGATACCAGCTAAGACTGGATCTTACAATCAGACCATCCCACTTTACACTCAAGTGTTTAGTGATTACGCAGAAATATACGAATTATGTAAGATCATCACAATACCAGAAATTACTTTAACTAATACTGGTTCGTCATATCCGAAAATAACGTTTAGTACACAGCCAAACATCGGAACTGGAAACGATCAAACACGCAACGACTTGCTGTTTGCATGGTATTTCTATCCCACCAATCGTGCAATCGACACCACTGTTGTTGACTATACTGATGGGC